ATCTCGCCTTTCTGCTGCTCGATCTGCGATTTCATCTCAGTCGTGACGGTGTTGCCCTTTTGGAGCTCATCGGCGACGGCGTCGTATTTCTTTTGCAGCCCGCTGAAGCCATCCTTCAACTGGGCTTCGAGCGACTCTTTTACTTCTTTCACTGGATCGGTCATGGCGACACCTTAAAAAATTGATCAAACGTTACGGAGAGTTTTTTCAGCTCTTCCACGGTCGCCGTGGCCTCAGCGTCACCATCACGGTGCACTGCGGGATAGCCGAGCGAGGCGACTGCTGCCGCCTCCTTCTGGGAAAGCCCCATGCGATCGCGTAGGGCCTTCTCAAAAATTCTGATGTCCGACTTTACGTCGGTGACTGTTGCCTCTGGGTTCATGCCGAAGGGTACTAACGAGGCCTCCCAGAGTTCTGCCTGCTTGATGATCCGGACGCTGCGGCCGTCGCGCTCCTCGTAAGCTGCGAGGATGGTGTTGAAGCCGATCGACATGCTGTCGAGCGTGCCTTCCTTCATGAGCTCGTAGGCGTCACGGGCGTAGCTGACCGCCAGATTGACCTTGCCCTTGATGTACAGGCCGTGGTCGTCTTGGGAGAAATCAGCCGATCCAACGAGTCGGGTCAGATCGTGGAACAACGCCAACTTCAAGCGCCCGGCGCGGGTGGTTTTCACCTTGGTGAATGCCCCCGGAAGAATTACGTCGTCGCCCAGGTCAATGTTGTTGAACACGGCGGCGTACCCCTCGAAGTTGCCGAGCTCATCGCTGGCTTTAACTTCAAAGGGGACTTCAATCTTGCTTAGCATTGGTCTGCATCTCCCACCGGGTGACCCGGTTATATTCATCACCAACCAGCGGAGGAAGGTTCTCTTTGTCGCGAACTTCAGCGATCGTCATCCAGCCAGATCCGTTGGATCCACCGAGAGCGGCCTGGTAGTAGGCAGCACGGGCGGCGCTATCACCTCGCAAAATCCCCTCAACAACAAACTCGACGAATTGATTCGTTCCACTGAACAGCTTGTCGTTTAGTTCGTCTTCGATTGTTCGGATGTAGGGGCTCAGACCGAACCTGACGAAGCCGCTGGTTTGCTGCTCCAGGTTCGAACCCATGATCGACGTCTTGCCGGCGCGGTTGGCCAGATAGAGCGGCACGCCCCAGATACCGGCCAAGGCCTCTTCCTGAAATTGCTGGGATTCGATGAACTGGCTGTCTTTCTGCGTCATCCCGGCAGGAACGATTTTCGGGCCGCCCTGGAGGAGGCCCATTTTCCCGATGTCCTCGACGTCGCCATCCCGGATTTTCGGGAATTTGGCGAGGACCTGGCTTTGCTGCTCTTCGGTCAGGAAGTTGTCGTAGATGACGTAGCCACCGGTAAATCCGCCTTTGCGCATAAACCGGGAGGACCAGCTCTGAGCCGCCTTGGCCAAGCCCATCGCTTCCTTCTGGAATTCAACCGGTGATAAGCCGTTGATACCGTCAGCGCTGAAGATTTTGAAATGCAGCATGAACTCGGGCGAAACCGGGAACTGCGAACCGTTTGGCGGCGTCACCCAGTAGATAAGGTCGTCATCGGTGTTGACCTCCACCGAGTCAGCGTTGAGCGGTATCAGACCAATGAACTCGCCCTCGTCATTCCGCTCGATGAGAGCAAAGGCGTTACCGCGAAGAGCCATGTTGACGATGATTGCTTTGATGAAGTTGAGCATCGTCATGTACGGGTTGGGCTTGCCCAAAAGCCGCGCGGCCCGCGCGTTTCCCTTCGCCAGAACTCGCCCCGTCGGCAGGTCTTCGTACAGTTTGAGCGGTAGCCCTGAGACTGTTTCACTCAGAATCTTGATGCAGGACCAGACGATCGGGATGGCCATCGCTTTTTTTGGCGTGATCACCTCACCAGATCGCGTCTCGCCGCCCAGGTCGGTATTTACCTCAACGTATTGCCCTGTCTTCGGATCATTGAAGCCGAAGAAGCTCCAGCTCATCGGGTTGTACCAGCGAGAAGCCATATTTTGCCTATAGAAGTCCGGAGAATCCGTGTTTGAGGTAATCGTTGATGTCGCCCCGGTCGTCTTCGGGCGGCGCGCCGCTGTTGGCAGCTGATACAGCCATCGCCAACGCAACCATGCCGTCGATACGTCCGGTGGTTTTGGCTTTGGTGAATTTGCGACCGCCGGCTGCATCAGTGACTGCCACAGCGTTGAATGAGCACATCGTCAGCACCGGATGCATGCCGTGCCGCAGCTTTTTGCCGAGCAGTTGCGACTCAAGCTCGCGCAGGGCCGGCGACATACTTTGAAAGCCCTGGCCGAACTCCTGAAACCTGGTCAATTCCTCTTCAGAGAAGCCCGATCTGATCAGGCATGGCCTCAGAAAACGCATGTTGTATCGGTCGAAATTGATCAGTTGAACGTCATAACGGTCGAAGACACCTCGGAGATGCTCAGCAACAAAGTCGTACTCAATCGAACGCCCGGGGCAGGTTTCGAGATGGCCATCTCGTGCCCATTGGTCGTATGGCACCCGATCGTTGCGCGACTTCTCAGCCAGGCCCTCTTCGGGAAGCCAGAAAGTGGACTCGACGTCGCCGGCATCGCCAACCAGCACCAGCGCGGTCAAGTCGCTGACGGCCGAGAGGTCAAGGCCGCCGTACACAGCGCGGCCTTTCAGCGAATCCGGCTTGCCTCCGTTCTCTTGCCAGATCGACCTGTTCACAAACGGGCTCCGCGCCTCAACTCGCTGGTTGAGAATCAGGTTTCGGTAAGCAGGTTCGCGACTGGGCAGCCGCTTGGCATCAGACGCCTGGCGGAAGACCTCAGCCTTGTTCATGAAGTCATCAAAATGCGGGTTCGCGGCCCGGATGGCCTCTTCGCTGAAGGGGTCCAGATCCAGCGGAGCGGTGCAGATTTCCACTTTGTTGCGCGGGTCGGCGCCCGAAAGCGCGTCATCGATCAGTAAGCTGAGAAGATCTGCGTCGGTCGGTGCCTGAGTGCTGATGATGATCGAGAGCGGATCTTCCTGCGCCGCACTGGCGGTCTCCAGCGCTTCGAACAGCTGCGAGCGTGGCCCAATCACCTGGCCCAGTTCGTCGTGGATCACCAAGGCCGGACTGAGGCCGAATTTCGTGGCGGCGTCGGCGCTGAGCGCCTTGTAAAAGGTGCCCAACTCACCGCAAAGCAGCTCTTTTGCCGTGTCGCGGATGTTCACGTAGGCCGAAAGGCTCGCGCTCATGCGCACGACCTTCGCCGCCAGCTCAAAGAGAATGGCCGCCTGGTCCCTCGATTGCGCGGCGCTGTACAGCTGGGAGTTCGCCCGGGCCTCTGGACCACACAGGTGCAGCAGCAGAATGAACGCCGACAGCGCCGTTTTAGCGTTCTTGCGTGCCATCGACAGGATGAACGTCCGCGTCGGCGTGTCGTAGATCCGCTTCAGCCAGCCTTTCTGGTGCTTTGTCAGCCTGACCGGTTTGCCGACCATCTTCCCTTCAGGGATGCAGCAGAACGCCTCGATCCATTGAATATTCCGCTCGCCACGGGTCAGTTTTCGACCTGCCATGGCTTACGTTCCTTCTGTGAATCAACTGCCTTATCCGCGCGGACCAAGCTCTGCTGAGTGAGGCGCATCGAGCGCAGCAATGCGTTCAAGGTTCGCGTCTCTCGCTCAACCATGCCGCTCAATTTGTCATAACGCTTCAGACCTTCGTCATCGGCGAGCCAGGCTGGGTCGAACTGCTCGAGTTGGTCGGCGAGAATGTCTGCCTGGACTTTGTGTCGGCAGTACTGAACCAGGAGCGCTGCGTTTTCTGGACCAAACCAGTCTGCCGGACGCGCATTGATGACGGTCACCCACGCTGCTTTCTGCGCCGCAGTCATGCCGGCGGGCGGTGCCAACCTTGAGTCGACCCCGACGTGAGCAACCTGCATCGAGGCAACCGATTTTCTGCCTCGGGCTGCCATGATTTTTTTCCTAAAAAACTACGGATTAATGAAAGGAAAGGGCGAGGGCCGATTTCCGGCTCGACGAGTTCTCATATTTTCGCCCCCCCCTACCCTCAAGCCCGAAACGCCCTGAAATGGTGCGCGAAAACAGGATCGTTTTTCATTCGGTGGGGTAACCGTCTGGCCCGATCGTCGGGCGGTGTACGTAGCCGAGGTCGGTGGCCGTCTTTTTCTCGTGGCAGCCGTTGACGCCATTGCAGAGCACCTGGCAGTTCGCCTCAGTATCTTCCCCACCCTTGAACAGAGGCACGGTGTGGTCAAGCTCAAAGCCAGAGGGGTATGCAGTCAGCCTTCGGCACATCGCGCAGCAGGGGTCTTTTGTCCACACGCTCAGACGGCGCTTCTGCAGCGCCCTGCCCGACATCCGTTTGCTGGTGTCGTAGCGCTTGGCCTTGACCGTGAACGAGCGATTGTCAGTACCCATGGTGCTCAGTCTCAGACGCTAGCCGGTTCAACGCGCTTCAACTGCGCGGACAACAGCTCCTCAAGGTGTGCGCTCATGCGCTTGTACACCGGGCTCGGCGGAACATCGCCGCCCATCGTAATGCTGATTTGCGCCAAGTTTTCACGCTCATCACGCAGCACACGCGCTGTTGACTCAATCGCCGACTCAAGCAGATCACCGACGAAGCTGCCGATCATGGCCTGAGCCGGCTCAAGAACTGGGGTCAACTCTTCACGCAATTGAGCGGTGGTCGCCTCCAGATAGGGCACGCTTTCTGATGCGCTGGCGCGATGGGCAGTATCACTAGGCTGGGCAGGGCGGCGCATCTCTTTCAGGGCTTGGAATGGCTCTGTCCAAAACCCCTGATGAGCGAGCTTTACCGTTACGGTCTGGATGCAATCAGGGGCGAAAGGTGACAACTCAACGAACTCCTGAGAGCCAAGCTGTTTCCCCTCCGCGTCGACGAGGTGAAGCACGTTGCCGAAGTTCCTAAGATAGACGGGCGCTTCATTGGGCCCAGCCTTCAACACAACAGTGGCGCCATTCGGATTCGTTTGCGAATTGATAGTCATGGGATTCACTCAACTGAGCAGTTAGGCCAGATGCACCGAGCCACAGCCAGCGCATCCGCGTGGTCGTGGTCTTCCTGCATGATCATGGGGAATGGTGGGTAGCCCGGCACGGTGACGTACCAGGACCTCTTCACTTGCTCTTGCTGCGCAGGATCTGCGCGTCCACCTGATCGGCGCATGTGTCGAGCAGGTTGATCGCCCTATCCTTCAGCGCCCACAGGTCGCCGTTCAATGCCAGGTCATCGTCACTGGTGGTGATGCGCTCGCACGGGACCAGCTCAGGGGGTTCGAGCCTTACCGTTGTTGTCTTTACCGGTGCTGGCTGGTTTGCCCCGCAGGCCGTCAGGCAAAGGCTGATCAGCCCACTTACGAACAGCCGGGCTCTTACGCTTGAGGTCTTCAAAGTCTTTCCTCGCCTTCAGGGCTTTCTGTTCACTGGCCTTGAGCCGATTGCTGAGGTCGTTCTGATAGGCGGCGTTGCGTGCCGCTTCGGCGCGAAGGGTGGTGATGGTGGCCTGGCTCTCGACGTTTGCGGCCATGGCATCAGCCCGGGCCTTGGTCTCTACCGCCACTTCACCGCGGAGTGCGATAACGCGGTACTGCTGCAGGCCGACGAGCAAGATACCCACCAGCGCGATGATGAATGCTGCTGCGAATGCTTTCATGCTGAGTCCGCCTTGCGCCCGAGGAACTTGATGATCAGCTCGCGGATCGCGGTGACACCGATGAAACCAATGGTGCCGCCCGCTGCAACAGACAGACTGGAAGGCCAGGCCATCCACTCAATGACACTGCTGGCCGAAAGGCTCAACGCGCCACAGATCAACGCCTCTAATATCACGCGCCATTTGTTGGCTTCTTTGCCTTCGTAGAGCACGCGCAATAGGGAAATGGTTGCGGCCATAACCGCTCCTTGCCACAGCGGGTCACTGAGTTTCAGTCGAAGCCAGTCCCACGCCTGCATCCAAACGCCAGGATCTTTATCAAACATGGTGACGTCCGACTGTCCTCCCGTTTGCGGGAGCGGAAATGAATCAGCCCCGCAGCACTCCCAGCTCGGAGCGATGGGTGTGGCAGGGCTGAAAACGAAAAAGCCCCGGCAAATGCCGAGGCTCATGAATTTGTGCGTGTCTTCCCACGCTGCCCGACAGAGCCGACTCAGTAAAAGGGAGCAGAACCGCCCTGCCTGCCGGTGTTCTTTCGTAACACGTGACTACCGGCGATACCGTGTCCAGGCCACCCGGAAGGGCCACCCTGGCTGTGGTCTCAAGCACACACGAAAAAGCCCAGCGCGGTGGCTGGGCTCTTAAGGTCTAGAAAGCAAAAAGCCCATCGCGGGGGATGGGCTTTGCTCGCGGAAAAACCGCAAAGTAATGCGAAATCTATAGATCGGGACCGGGGCTGTCAAGCAGCCTCACGCCGAACTTCCAAAGCACCGTCAATCCACGCGATACCGGCCTTCCAGAGCTGCCGAGTTTTCTCCTCGCCGAAGCCAAGCTTTTTGCCGACGACCATCAATGAAGTGTCGCGAGACGTGTAGTACTTGATGATGACGTTACCCGACTCTTCGTAGCGGTTACGCAATCTGCCGACGAGCCGATCAATGAGCAACGCCTGATCATCGCTGATCATGGGCGTGGCAATGTCGTTCTCCCTGGATGCGCAACAGGACACACCGGAGCCCAGCACCACCCAGCGGCCCCAGTGCTCCAGCAGATCCTCAACAGTGCGTTCGATAGTCTTCATGGCTCAGTCCCCTGTGTAATTGATGCCGCCGGCGCCCCGGCGGTTGTTCTGTTCGTATTGTTCGTGGGCGCCGCCGATGGATTGGCGCGCCCTGGACAGTTCGGCGGTGACGTTGCGGAGCCTCATGCTCAGTTGCTGCACCATCACATCGACAGGCAGGGCCTCGCCGGTCTCGGCACAGAGCCAGCCGGAGGCATTACAGGCCAGGCAGTCGATCTGGTAGAAGGTGCCCGCCGTGACGGTGGCGCCGCGGCAGGTGCCGCACACCATCAGCGGCTTGAGCTCGCGGCGGAAGGATGGGCCGTGGCTCTTTTTCATTGCGCACCCCGACCTTTCTTGCGCCGCAGCCACGGACGCGGCGATTTCCCAATTGAGTACGCCAAGCTCCAACCCTGCGCGGCGCTCCCAGCGGCCGACACCGACGAGCAAATCCCTACATGGGCGACGGCTAGCGAGGCCAACATAAGTACAGAACGAACTTTTTTCATGCTTTTGAAACCTCGCCTATGGTTGATTCGCGGGAAGGCTCGCAGCCCTTATTCGCCGTGGCTTCCAGAGGATTACCAGAATCTCCGAATCTATCCTCTGTCAACTTATGGATGAGAGTCAGCCCCTTGCTATCTAACAGTGCGTGCCAGCGTTCCAGGGCATCGCGCTTGCGGCTCATCACGTCCGACTGGATGTACACCTTCACGTTGTGGCCCATGGCGTGGTTGATCAGCAGCTCACCGATCAGATGGTCAATGCCGATGTCTGCCCAGCCGGTGCGCGCCACCTTGCGCAAGTCGTGGCTCGTCCACTCACCACCGCCCAGCCGGGCGAAAACGGCGCTGGCCTGGCCTTCGCTCAGTGGCTTGCCGTTGCGGGCTGGGAACAGGTACTGACCCTCATAGCCGTTAGCGTGCTGCCATTCGCGGTAACGGATCAGGATGTCGCAGACCTGCTCAGTCAGTGGCAGGTGATGCTCGACGCCGGTCTTCGTGTGCTCGCCGGGAATGAACCACTCGCGCTCGGCCAGCGTCATGTGTGGCCACTGCGCCAACCGGCTTTCACCGATGCGCGTGCCGTGGCAGAGCATCAGCAGCGCCAGCATGGCGTCCTTGGGGTTGCTGTCGAACACATCCGCCAGCTGGGCCAGAAGGTCAGACAGTTGGACGCCACGCAGCCTCGATGGCTTGATGCCGACCCGAGCCTTCGAGAAGTCGCTGAACTTGATGTCTTTCATCGGGTTGGCTGTGATCAGGCCCAACCGATAGGCCTGACGGAACGCCAGCGCCAGCAACTGGAAGACCAGCCGCACGTAATCGATGGAAAGCGTTTCCTGTAGCGGCCACATCAGCTCGGTGTCCAGGGTGGCCTTGGTGATGTCGATCAGGCGGGTGTCACCCAGGCGAGGGCGAAGGTGGCATTTGATGGCCGAAGCGCCGGTTTTCTTGCGCTTGGCGGACAGGTTGCGGTCCTTCGACATGCGGTCGGCGTACCAATCCAGCAGTTCGCCAGTGGTCTCCCACTTCGACAGCGCCGTGCGGGCGCCCTCCTCGACTCGCAGCCGGATGCCGGGCAACGCCGCGACGACCTGCTTGGTGGTCAGGTCGGGGAACGCGCCGATCCGGCTCCAACGGCGCTTGCGGACCAGATACCAGACCGGCCGCGACCGATCCTGGCCGAAGCGCAGGTACAGGCCTTTGTTCTCCACGTCGCGCAGATCACGGACGGTCCCCGCTGCCTGCCGCTTGATCTCCGGATCGGTGATTTTCACCGCTGCTGTGCTGGTCATGCCGCCACCACGGTCTGAGGGAGTTTGAGATAGGCCCGGATCTGTTCCATGGCGTCGAAGTGGCCCCGGCACACGATGGCGAGATAGCCCTGCTCGTTGAGCTGGTGAATCCATGCGTGCTGGCTGGCCGATACGGCAGCGTCGTTTGGCGCCGTGGCCTTGAATTCCAGGTACAGGCCGAAGTACCCGCCGCGGGCCATTGGTAGCACCAGATCGGGAACACCGGCTTTCACGCCCTGCTCTTTCAGCTTGATAGCCACCAGCTTGTGCCGCTGGCCACCATTGGGAACGTGATAGATCAGCGCAGCAACCTTGGGCAGGCGCAGCGTCAGCTCTTTCATCAGCGCGGCTTGCTCCATGCCCTCGCGGTCGACCGGTTTGGCCCGGGTGCGCTTCTTGAACGTTTTGGGTTGCGCAGCAATCACAGGCCGCCACCGAACTGGAACTCGGCCGGCGGCACCTGGTGCGAATAGGCGCACTGCATCAAAGAGCAGGCGCAGCGAGCCACGCTGATCAGCGCGAACAGGGTCTTCATGGGTAGGTCTCCCAGAGGTCAATCACTTCGTAGGTCGTCGGCCACTTGCCGCTGGCATAGGCCTTCGCTATTTCCTGATCGGCGAACAGCGCCTGAGGCTGTTCAGGCTCAGCGGTGAGGTCGAATTTGTAAGCGCCGCTGTACACGGCGAACTGGTAATTGCTGGTAACCGGCGGGGCGAGCATCGGGTTATGCATGGGAACCACCAGCACGAAGGGCGCGGATGTTCGCCAGCGCGTCATTGCCCACATCGGGAGTACGGCGCGCTTGGGCTTTGGCCGGCAGAGCCAGCGGCATCGCCTGAAGCGGCAAACCCTCAACCATGCGACGGATCGTGATCACGTAGTTGCGCTCGAACAGCTTCAGCCCCAGCGAGGTTTCGAGGCGGTTCAATGGCTCGAATCCGCTCTCTTTGGCCGCGTGCCACACCGCGTTGTGACTCCACTTACCTTTCCCGGCCATCATTGGGTGTGCGTTGCGGCAGGCCTCGCGGAAAGCCTTTTCCAGCGGAGGGATGCCCAGCATCTCCGGTGTGGGTTGGCACAGCTTGATGAACTTGCCGACGCTGGGCGCGAAGTCTGAACCCAGCTTGCGGCACTGCTCAATGCCGAAGCGGATCTGCTCAATCTTCGTGATGTTCTCGGCCATGAAGGCCTTGGTCCATGTGGCCTTGGCTGCGCCAATGGCTTCCTGATCCGGCCAGGCCTGTTTCCACGCTGGGAAGATCGCCATCAGTTCGCGGAAGAGAGCGTTGATCACCTGAACCGTACCGGCGTCGATCTTTGGCACGGCCGCTTCGGCGGTAGGCACGTTGGGCAATTGCCGCATCATGTTTGCAACTGACTGCATCACAGACCTCCGAGGTTTTCGGCCCAGCTGGTGTCGTCGAAATCAGGGGTCTGCCCCTGCCCTGCCGCCTTCACTCGCTCACGCTTGATCCACTGGACCAGTCGGTAGCACCAGCCCGCTGCTGAATCTACGGTCGTTGGCTTGGCGACGAAGAAACCCTTGAACGCCCGGATGGCTGCTTCAGGAACGGCGTCGGCAGGTAGACCAGCAATCACGATCTGGTCGGACAGGGCTTTGGCATTTGGCTCCCAGGTGGCGAACATGGCGAAGCGCTGGTTCGGCGCCGGGCATTCAGCTGCGCCGCTCTCTTGCCGGGCAATCTCGTCAGCCAATTCGCGTTGCAGCTGCTGCTCTTCGGTTTCCTGATGGTTAAGTGGTGTATTGGGTGCAGCTGCTGCACCCCGTTCTGCGTTTTCCTGCACCCCGTTCTGCTGTGAGCTGCACCCCGTGCGGTTATCTGCACCCCGTTCCTTACGGGGTGCAGCATTTGCACCCCGTTTAAGCTGGAGGTCATACACCACCGGGCGGCGGTCGCGACGGTCGATGTAGGCCGCGGCGATTGCTTGATTGCCTTCGGTGATTAACCCGGCCTTCTCCAACTCATCGAGTTTCAGGCGAACGGTACGCTCGGACAGGCCTGTGTCTTCAGACAGGGTCAGCGCCGATGGGAAAGCGCCACGACCGTCGCTACCGGCGTAGTTGGCCAGGCACAGCAGGACATGCCGGGCAGCAGGGTTTTCTAGGGAAGCCTTCGGCAGTGCGAGGGCCCATGACATTGCTTGAACACTCACAGCGAAGCTCCATTGATCTTTTCAGCGAGCACAACAAGACCTCGGCGGGTAACCATCACCTGCTCGACGATCTTCAGCTCTTCGGATTCGTTATTTTTGACCTTCACCAGCTTGTGCTCGAGCAGGCCGCTCGAAATGCGAGGCTGAAACGCTGACCAGTTGGCAAAGCTGCTACGGCGATAGATCCAGCGGTTTTTGCTCATCCAGGCGAACACCTGCAGAGGCTGGATGCCGATGTGCTTTGCCGCATCAGTGATGCACAGGGAACCCTGGGTGTTCGCCAACCGCTCCAGCGCCTCAACCTTCGGTGCTTGCTGCTGGATGACCATGTGAAGCTTCTGGTTTTCTTCAGCCTGATCAGCAGCCAGGCGCAATGCCTCAGGCAATGTCGTAGGCACGCGTGGAACTTCGGAAAGTCGATCTTCCAATTCCCGCAGCCGTACGATCACCCGATGGCGCAGCGGAATGCTGTAGCCGGTTATCAGCGTTTCAGTCAGATCGCGGTCGAGAAAAAAGCAAGGAAGTGACCGGCCGGAGCCATCGCGGTAGCTGCCCCCAAATCTGGGGTCAGTGATTTTAAGCTCTTCGAGCATGCGGCGAATGTCACGCATCACATGGTCGTGGCGCTTTCCGGTCAGGTCCGCAATCTCGCGCGACGACATAACCTGACGCGTCATATTCTGTGGATGGCTGAGAACTGACGAATCAGGGGGGCTCTTGCTCTGGGTGGTCGTGGTGTGCATAATCAGCCTCACAAGTGTTGTTGAAGAAGCCGGTCTAGCCACCGGCTTTTTTATTGCCTGCGATTTAAGCGGCGGCTTTAACCGAGGCCTTGAACAGTGCAAGCGCCTCCTCCGCGTGAGTGATCTCTTTCATGATTCGAGCGCGCTCCACTTCGTCGATACGCCCATCAGCCATCGCGGCGTGCGTTTCTACTGTCAGGTGGGCGAACTCAAGCGTCGTGCGGCCCAAGGCCTGATGGATTTCGACTGCTGCTGGCGGCGCCGTCTTCGCAACCGTGTAGCCGAATTCGCCGGCGAGAGCCGCTAGCGGGCGCATGTCATTTGTGTGCAGAAGCAGCGCGTAGAGATGCTTAACGTTGAACCAAGCGCCGTCGTAGTTCGCATTCGCTCGCTGCAGCAGGCTTACAGGCGGCATGTTCATCAGCGTTGCGAGCTTCTTGGTGTCCGCCTCATCGACGACGCTGTCGCAGGCCTTCAGAAATTCGTGCATCCGTAAAACCTCAATTTTGTTTATGTGGCTGCGTGCCATCACGCGTTGCAAAATGTTTCTACCGGGTCAGCTGGCGACAGCTGGAGAGGACGGCTCGTCTTCCGGATACAAATCGGGACGCAGCTCGTGTCGGGTTACCTGACGACCGACAGCACGCTCGAAAGGGATCACTAGATCCGCTGGTACGCGCTGATTGCGATGAAGGCATTGCCAGATACGTGGCTGACTCGTATTGCAGCGGCGGGCCAGTTCCGCCTGACCACCAGCCAAACGGACCACCTTTTCGACAGGTCTTTCTTTCTTCGGCATGTTCGTGCCCCTATGAGTCGTACACGGAATGATAACTCAAGTTATGAGCAAGGCAAACACATGTTATTTGAGCACTGATAACCTGTGTTTTACCCTTCAAGGCATGAATACACAGCCTGAAACTCTCAAAGATCGAATCCTGGGTAGGCGGACAGAGCTGCAGCTGAGTCAGGCGCAACTGGCCGAGCGCGCCGGCGTCAGTCAGGTGACGATCCAGCACCTCGAAAGCGGCAGGAACGCCACCTCCAAGAAGATGGTGGATATAGGCCGCGCGCTCGGCGTAACAGCGGAGTGGTTAATGACTGGGGAGAACGGCCGAGCACTCCACTCGAAACCTGCCGTCGACCAATCCAACGTTGAGCCAGGCCCTCCTATAACTACCGCTGCTCGAAGGATCGACATTATGGGCACTGCGCAAATGGGACCGGACGGGCATTGGGTTGGTCTTGAGGACGCGGGGGGATGGGTTGAAACATGGTCACGCGATACCGACGCCTATGCCCTGCTACTCCGCGGAGACTCGATGGCACCAGCGATCCGGAGCGGCTGGGTTGCTGTGTGCGAACCAAACCACAGGCTTGTGCCAGGCGAATACGTTATGGTCACGACAGTTGATGAGCAGAGTATAGTCAAGGAGCTGCTATTCCAGAATGACGAAGGCGTGAGCCTTATGTCGATCAACTCAGCCTACGAGCGCGTGACGATCCCATGGACGCAGATACAGACAATTCACTACGTGGGTGCCATCCTGGGGCCGAGCAAGGTTCTGGGGCGCATATGATTGGAGGTCCCTCACATGGCAGTGCGAGATAAAGACAGGGATAAAAAACGCCCCGCATTGAAAGGTGGCGGCATTTTTGCTCGTAATCCACAGGTGAAGATTCGAGCAGATGATGGGGGAATTCAGTCAGCAATAATCACCACTCGTGTTAAAAGCGGCGTGTCCGGGGGCTTCGAAAAAAGCAGGTCGAATGCAGCCCAAGATCCGCCATTGAGCTTGGAGGAGTCTCAGCGCCGTTTTGATGCTGAGATTGCCAAAGCTCGGGAAAAACAAATCGCATGGATCGAAGCCATGGGCCCTCCTGATGGATGGGTAAAGGTTGCCGATTTAAGCGCTCAAGGATGGATAAGGGCTGACGAACGCACCGTAGACAGCTCTCCACTTCAGGTTAATACTGATGCCATGGCAGAAATGACGGACTATTCCAAAGAGCTTCAGCTTAGAGACGACCAGCTTCGTCGGGATATGGCTGCCCAGCGTGAACTCGCAGAGGAGCGGATGAAGGGTTTTGATGACCGCATGAAGGCGTTCATGGACAACCAGTCGGAGCGAGACAAACGCATTGAGGATATTGCTGCCCGCGCGACCAAGGCAGCTGAGTCAGCCGCCACAGTAAAATCCAATTATTGGGCGGCCGTAGGCGTTCAATTGCTTGCCGTAGCCGCTATTTTGGTAGGGGCTTACTTCGCTACCCAAGCCAATACATTGAGCGCTATCACTACGACGCTTTCGGCATACCAAGCGGGGAAAACTGAAGGCGCGACCCCGCCTCCCGCTGCCGCTTCTCCTGCCCCGCCAACTTCTGCGGCAACGCCATCAGGGTCTGTGAAACCCTAAAACCGAGCCCGCCCAGCGCGGGCTTTTTTGGGGTATTCGGGAAAGGGTGTTGTTATGCCCTTTCTGAATACCCCTAGGTGATGTGGTTGGTTGTGTTGTTAGCCTTCCTCTTGGAAAGCTCCCGTTCCTGGTTCTGAATACAGTTGCAGGATGCTGAAAATAGGAACGCCGTAATCCACCAACTCATCCTCGATGGGCTCGACTGCCATGATTTCCCTGGCCAGGAACGGCGCTAGCCGCTTGGTTTCTGGCGGCTTCACTTTGTGCTCTAGGGTGAACATGATCTTGGCGCGGAACATCTCGAAGCTCAGGCCGCGCGCGTTACGGTTCACGTCGCGCAGGTAGCGGTTGATCGACTCGGTCAGTGCGTTGGTGTACCGCTGGGGGATGAACTTGAAGTAGTTGAAAATGTACTCGCCCCAGTTGGTCATCATGGTCGTGACAACCTTCCAGTCCTTCTCTTGCTCGGCAGGGATGCGTTGACGCCATTCGTCATAGGCTTGCCTGGCTGCATTGTGGGTCTTGCTATTCCAGATGTTGTAGAAGCCTTCCTTGAGGTTGTAGGCGGTGCCTAGCTCGGGGAACTGATCGAACCACGTCTTGATCTTCAGGTGCGCCCAAACGTCCAGGTCACGCCGCCGCATCAGCATTAGCTTGCGGTCTCCTTTCAGGGTGCGCTTCTGGGGAGCTGTAAGACCTCGCTTGATCCGCTTGCGTATCTGGTCCATCGCATCGTTGGCGTACCGAACAACGTGGAACTTATCGACGATGACTGTGGCGTTTGGGAACAGCTCTAGCGACACGTCTTTATACGGATGGAACATGTCCTGGCAGACGATCTGGACCCTGTCCCGGCCACGCATGTTGGAGATGTAGTTGTGGATCACGATCTTCTTGCGGTTAGGCAGAACGTCGATGATCGTCGTCTCTTCCAGGTTGATCAGGACGCACCGGTACTCACCGCCGACAAGCAACTCGTCAATGCCGAGGACTCGCGGAAGCATCGGCCTGTAGCCCGCCTCCTGCTCTGCGCAGTAGTCGCGCAATGCCCGGCGCACCACTGACTCATCCACGCCAAGATCGCGGGCGACCGCTGAGTTCGTGCTGGTCATGGCGTGCTTGATTACGTAGGCATGGCAGCGCTTCGTCATGCGGTGCTTCTCGTCGAATTCCAGCAGAGCCGGCGAGAAGACCTTGCCGCAGGTCTTGCACTTGTAGCGGCGCCGCATGCCCCAGAGCACCGTGCGCTTGCCCCTGATAGGCAGGTCAACGTACTTGGTCAGCTTCCTGGAGAAACGAATCGACTGACCGATAGCGCCGCAGGCGGTGCAGAACTCTGGCGCCGGAAGCTCAACCTTGAACTGCAGATCGTGTTCATCCTCGAGGAATTCCACGATCTCAACTTTGAGCGGGTGAAGTAGGGAAAGCGAATCAGCCACTGACTCGGCCCTGACCTGCGTTGTGTGCCATGGCCTCCCGGCGTTTCTCCAGAGCGATCAGCCGTAGCACGTCCTGATCGGCTTTGCTTACCACATAGTGAACGACGCGCTCTATTGCCTCGGCGGCAACGAGCAGTTCGTCCCTAGCGGGGGCGGGGCCGGCATATGCCAGCTCAACGCGAGTACCAGCCATCGCAACCCCACAGAGATCCGTGAAACGGTCCGGCGGCGGGCCATCATGCCAGTCGGTCATCACTTCGCCTTCAGCATTAATGAGCCGGTGTGCCACAGGCTGCTGCTCGATTTGCTGATGATTTTTTTGCTGTTCCATGTCGCTCTCCGTCGGGATTGGTGAGCCCAGCATAACAACATTTAAAGCCGAAGCTAATACCAATACGTTTTAAGGCTGCGCCTTGCCTGCAACAACACGTAAAACCGATAACCCCTTTTTTGTGCCTGTTCACCAAAAGAGCACATTTGTACTCCATCCGTATTGCGAATTTTCCTACGCTCAAATACTGTATGCACATACAGTAGACGGAGGTACCAAATGGCAAAGGCAAACTCGATTCCACCAGCAGCTCAGACCACTTACGGCATGCTCGGCATGCGCGTGCAGGCGATCATCAACTCCCCGAAAGCGCAAAAGGCCAAGGCCGCGCTGCTGGAGCGATTACCTACAGATAGGCCTGAGGATTGGGATCAACTGCTGGACGAGATTGCCGAAAACGACAACGTAACCATCGCCCACCGGGACGACGGGAATGTGCAGGTCTTCTGGACTGTCCCAAAAGAAGACTGAGGATCGAATCCCTCTTTGCCCGCCATGTGCGGGCTTTTTTACGCCGACTCAAAAATAAATAACCTTGGTTATTGACACAAAACAAACCTAGGTTATGATCATTTCCATAACTTGAGTTATCAAACCTCAAGCGCGCATCACCGCTCTTTAAAAACCAGCGCAACAAATCAACAGACCGCATTGCCTCTACCGGCGACCGGTGATCAGACAGGCGAACGAGGAAAGCCTGCCAACGACAGGGAAAACCCTGGACGGCTGATCAAGGGCGAAATGCCCGAACCGCGCGAATGACCCGGCAAGCCATGCGCCCCGCCACTCCGGCGGTAATGGAAAAGATTTGAAGAATTAGCGCTCCGAGCTTCGGCTGTGAGGAGCGCCGGACCTCATGCGATGTGCCGATTCAAACCACCCAGGCACAGGGCTGTACGTCGCATGTTGTATATGCCCGATGACCATGCCAGCAAAGCTGATCGAGCTGCTATGACCAGGGAAGCCCGCCGCCGCCCAAAGATCCCGAAACCTGCAATCAGCCGCGGGGATTAGGCACCAGAAACACCCACATCGCTGACGCAATGCCCCGGCCTGTCGCCAGTAGCGAGGCCGGGATTTCACCGATTGGCCTTGGAGACAGGGCCAGACGGGAAATCAACCGGAGGTGACACCGTGAACAAAGAAGAAATCTACGACAGCCAGATCAGCCCGCTGATGCTGCAAATCATCGCGATCACCAAAGCACATGGCATCGCGATGATCGCCTGCTTCGATATCGCTCATGACGGCGAGGGACCTAACGGAGAGGACTGCTCCAGCCTGGTATGTAGAACTCACCTGCCTGATGGCGAGGGCAACTGCAACGAACGCTTCAGCCAAGCGAACCAGATTATCAGCCAGGGCCGCAGCTCGCATGGCTCTGCCGTTATGCACCTGACCACAGTGAACCCGGACGGCTCAAAAACGCTGACAGCGTTCATCTGATTTCGCTCATGCAGCTTGGCGACAGGCTGCATTGGGAAATCCCCCAACCTGAGGAAGACCCATGAAATCGAAAGCGTTACTGCTGGCCGTGCTGCTGAGTGTTTCAGCTGCTGCCAGCGCAGCACCGCCAACCCTGCGTTTCTGCACCGGCGGCGAAGGCGGCTTCTACGAAAGCCTCGGCACCAGCATCGGCAACACGATCGCCAAGCAAGACGGCGGCGAAGTGAAGGTGATCAACACCGGCGGATCGGTTGAGAACGCAGAGAAGCTGAAGGATGGCGCGTGCGACATCGCTGTCATCCAGAACGACGCGGTCATCAGCCTGCCGATGCCTGCCGACCTCAAGGTCAGCGATGCACACACTGAGGTCATCTACTGGCTGCACGGCAAAGCCGGTGTCGATGACTTCGGCAAGATGGAAAAAGACAGCGTGGCGGCGAAGTACGCGTTCGCCGCGGTGTCCGGCTCTGGTGCCCTGGTGACTGTGCGCAACTGGATCAAGACGGACAAGGACTACGAAGGCGCGCGCATCGTTGAGTTTGACGACTGGTACAGCGCTGCTGAAGCGGTCGCTCAGGGCTACGTCACGAAGGCGGGCGTTCGGATCGAAATCGCTGGGATGCTGTACATCGGCCGTTCCGGAAAGATCCCGAGCGACATCACTGCCGACTTCAGTAAGCAGATCATGATCGGCGAGGTGAATGACAACTCGTTCGAGGACGCCAAAGACGCCAACAACAACCCGCTGTACACCCACTGTGCGGTCGACAAGGAAGGCCAGAGCGGTCTTGAAACTTCGACCATGGGCAAACCTGACACCTACTGCCTGCGCGCTCAGATCGTGTTCAACAACGACTATCTGAAGAGCATGCAGCCGGAAGAAGCCAAGAAGGTTCGCCGCGCTGTGGACAAGGGCATCAATAGCGTCGTGAAGGTGGTTCGGTGATCAGCCGCCTGCTGACCGCGTTGCTGGTTGGCTTGGCCCTGCTGATCGCCGCAAGCGCAATCCACATCATCTCCATTGCCTACCTGATCGGCGTTCTGTCGGGTCTGTGCCTGGGGATGGTGATGTGGTTCCGGTTCAGCCGGTGAGCATCACTTCTGCCCATTCAACGAGTGGGCAACGGGATGCGGACGTAACTGCGGCCTATGACCGCCCACCTGCATCAGGTGAAGAATGGTCAGATTGGAGAAATTGACCCGCACCGAGGCGAGCGCCCGCCATTCCCACGGCGCGCACAACACGGAGGATTTGCAGCCATGTAAGCGACAGCCTGCCGGCCTTGCCTCATGCAACGCCGAGCGAAGAGGTTCACGTACAGAGGTGTATTGAACCAGCAAGACGAAAAGCCCGGGCACGACCGGGCTTTTTTACACCCAGCGTTTACCCGCCAGCACTCTCCCCTGCGCCCAACGGCAAGCAGCAGGCGGTCAGAGTGCTGACGAATACACGCAACCATCTGAGGAAAGGACATGCACCCCAACATTCAGCAGCGCGTGGATGGCCTGAACGCCATGCGCGCCCGCACTCATCTCGCCACTGCGGAGTTCTACGCCATGATCGGAAAAGAACAGCCAGCCCAGCCCGTGCGCTTCCAGGTGGTTGCCAAGGGCAAGCACGCGTTTCACATCGTGGACCGCACCACCGACAAGGTGCGCGGCTTCCGCTTCGACTTCGCCCGCGCCGTTGAATACGCCCAGGCACTGGAAGATCGCGCCGCCGGTGTGACAGTCAGCCTGTCCAGCGAGGTGCGGCAATGAACTTCGCCCCACAGGCTGATCCCCGGCAACAGATCATCGCCAGTCTAAGCGCCCAGATCGAGCACTACCTGGCTACTGGCAAGCGCGTTCAGGACATCCCGCCAGGCGTAAGCGGTGAGATTCCATTTACCGCGATCGGCAACCACCCGAAGAACCTCAAGGCAAAACGCGACAGGCACGAACCTCGCGTTCGTGAGCTCGCCGCCGCGGGCAACACCGCATCGGCAATTGCCACCGCCGTCGGCATCGACAGCCGGACCGTCCGGCGCATTGCCAAAGAGCACGACATCACCTTGGCCGAACCGACCTGATGCGCCGAGTTTTCAAATCCCCTCAGCGCCGCAAGCGCGAAGCACAACACCACCTCCCACCCAGCGGGCTGCAGCCCATCCCGGAGAAAGCACCATGCCAACCCCAACGGATACCACCGAGTTCTTCGAAGAATTGAATGGTGGAGCCTTCGCCAGCCAGATCGGCCACGCCCTTTCCGAAGTCGCCGCCGGCGTAGTCGATCACGGCAAGGCCGGGAAGCTGGTCATCACCCTGGACTTCAGCCAGATCGGCGAATCCCACCAGGTGAAGATCAAACACAAGCTCGATTACAAGGTGCCGACCAAGCGCGGCACTCGTAGCGAGAACACCAGCCTCGACACGCCAATGCATGTCGGCACCGGCGGCAAAATCTCGCTGTTCCAGGAGAAGCACGACCAGCTGTTCACGCGCGACGAAGCACCAATCAAACCGCGCGACTGATCCATCCGCTGCACTCCCTCCCCTCACGAAGAGAATTGACGAATGTCACTGACCAAAGAAGCTATTCAACTCATCACCGATACCGCGCTGGAAGCCACTGGGAAGGAGCTCTCGACGTTCACTCCCACGGTGGTGCTGCCTGAAGGCGCCAAGGTGCTGGATCTGGAGAAGTACCAGCAAGGACGGAGCCGTTTCCGTGGTATCTACTCCACCCACGCCCTGGCCGATTTCAGCGCTTACGTTGCGGACCGCGCCGAGGCTGGCGCCCGTGGCTTCATCAATCAAGACGAGATGAGCTGCGTGTTGCTGTTCAACCTTGGCACGACTGAAGAGCCTGGCCACGCCGATGACCGCGCAGTGCTGAAGCTCAAGGCCACGGCCGGTTACGCTGCTGCACAAGCCATCGCTGACACTCGCTTGGCGCAGAAAGACCTGAGCGACTGGATCGAAGACTGGCACCAGTACCTGACGCCGGTTGACGACGAAGGCAACAAAATCCCGGTGTCAAAAGCCATTGCGGCGGTCCGCACGATCACGGTGAAGGCCACCAGCGAGTCAGAAACCACCGTTGGCGACACCAGCGCCAGCCGCAGCGCCATGGATCAGATCGAAGCGCGCAGTAAAGAAACCCTGCCAGCCGCCCTTCTGTTCAACACCATTCCCTTCGAAGGCCTGGTCGAGCAGCAGATCACCCTGCGCCTTTCCGTGATCACCAGCGGACCGGTTCCGGTGCTGAAACTGCGTTGGGTTGGTGAAGAAGTGCAGCGCGAAGCGATCGCGCAAGAGTTCAAAGCAGTGCTTGAAGAGAAAATAGGCGCCGCTGCAAAGCTTTCGCTAGGCAGCTTCTCGGCCTAAAAGTTACACAGGCGTGACATCTGGCGGCTGATGTCACGCCGATCACGCCAGCGCATCCACCGCTACCTCAATCTCATTGATGGCCATCGGCACACGCAGTGAATCGTATTCCCGGTACTGCAGCAGTTCATCGACAGCGGCCTCTGACACCTCATCCAGATTCAGCCCCTGCTTTCTCGCAACGCTCAGTACCGCCTTCAGCGCCAGCAACAGCGCTGTGACCCTTTCCTCGTTCATGACCTTCTCCCTTCCTGTGGAGAGGTAAGCGTAGGCCATTCCAAACTTCCTAGTAACCTCAAGAGGTTACATCTCGAAAAGTAACCTGTATGGGTTACAGGGATATCGCCATGCCTGATGAAATACAGTCTGAAATTGCCAAGCCGATGGGCTATGTGACACGCGAGGATGCTCGGAAGCTAGAAGCCGGTATTGCTGATTGCATGCTGATCATGCGAGATCAGACCGGCCGTTTTGAACGGCCGGTTTATGCGCGGCCAGAGACCAAAAAATCAACGCCGCACGGCTTCGGGCGCCCAGTGCCGTCATCTTCTGAGCGCGCCGGCAGGATTTACGTTGCGGGACCGATGACTGGCATCGAGGACTACAACTTCCCAGCATTCAATGCAGCCGCAGCCAAACTCCGCGCGAAAGGTTGGCAGGTCGAAAACCCAGCCGAACACGAACTGGCTGACAATCTTGAATGGGCCGACTACATGGCTTATGACCTGACGCGCTTGGGGCTGTGCGGCGCGATCTACTTACTGCCTGGCTGGAGCAAATCGAAAGGCGCCATGATTGAGTGGAATATTGCGCGGGCGCTTGGCATGCAGGTTCAGTTCGCCAACGCCGCCGACCAGGGCGAAGT